ATATCTTGTTCTGATAAGGGCTTTTTAAAATGTACATCTTCTTCAACTATTGTTATATATGGTAAATTTTTATCTACACAAAGTTTCCATAAACTTCTATGACTTAATGTACAACCTATACCACCTAGTGTAGGCATTCCACTATGTTGTTCTCTTCCGTAAATTAAATCATTATATGTTCTTATTGTAATCATATTTTTTTCAAGTAATTCTAATGGTTTAAATTTTCTTCCATCTATTGCCTGAAAATGATTGATATTTTTAAAACCATTCTCTTTAAGATGGTTTTCTATTGAAGTATTTTTTTTAAAACTTATATAATATAAGGGTATATTGAATATATCTATCATTTATTATACAAAAATAAATTTATTATTTTAAATTGAATATAAAGCAAAAAAAATAAATAAAGAAAATATGACAACGATTAATACTATGTATTGGAATGTAGGAGCTCATTTATCATTTAATAAAAGTATACAACAATTATTATTAGATGGTGTAAGAAAAGGTATGTATTCAACACAATTTTTTATGGGCAATCCGAAATCATATAACAGACAAAATATAGATGAACAAGATATAGAAATGTCTAAATTAATATTATTAAGATTTCCAATGAATATATATTCTCATTTCCCTTATATTTCAAATTTATGTGGGTCAGTTAATTCTATTGCATGGGAAGATGATGAAATAGTTAATAAAAAAACAAAATTACTTCTAAAAGGTATAGAACATGAACTTAAAGTAATGGCGAATTTTAATAATGAAAATAATAAAGCGGGAGTTGTAATTCATCCTGGATCTTTTCCAGACAGAAATAAAGGATTAAATACCGTTATAAAATCTATAAATCATATAAATTTTCCAGAAAATTCATTATTACTTTTAGAAAATAGTGCTGGTGAAGGTAATAAATTATGTAAAAATTTGGAGGAAATTAAGTATGTAATAAATGGTTTATTAGAAGATAAAAGAAAACATATAGGGGTATGTATTGATACTGCACATATATGGGGTGAAGGATGTTATGATTTATCAAAAACAGAAGAAATAGACAGGTTATTTAATGAATTTGATGAACAAATCGGTCTAGAATATTTTAATTTACTTCATTTAAATGATAGTAAAGTAGAAATAGGGACTAAAAAAGATAGACATGAAAGTATAGGTAAGGGGTGCATATGGTCATCTAATTTTGACTCTCTTATTTTATTATTAAATAAATGTAAGGAATACAATATACCCATAGTTTTAGAAACTGTTTATGAGGACATGTTTATTTTAGCTGAAATACAATCTAAATTAAATTTAAAATTTTAAAATATATTGTAATAATTGATGAAAATAAATATAGAAATAACTAGAAAAGATGTAGATTTATTACCTGAACCATTAATACAAAATTATTTTCCGGGAATAGAATTATATCCTAATAAAATCAAAAAAAGAAATATTATAATAACAAATTTGAAAAAATTTCAAAAAAAAATAATAAAAAAGAAAATTATTATTCCGGAAAATATTCCAAAAAAAACATTTATTAGATTGCAAAATTCTACTTTAACTTTAAAAGCATTTTTAGAATGGAATAATATGATGAAAAATATGGAGAATATGACTAAAATAAAAGCTGCTCGTATTGCTTTAAAAAATAAAAAATTATGTGAACAAGATTTAGAATATATATCTATATTTTTAAAATGGAAAGAAGAAAAAAAAATAAAAGTATAACTTTAGAAGAAGCATAATTAAGAAATATAAAAATGAAAAATATTTTTTGTTTAAATTTTAAATTAAAATGGGGATTAAAAATTTAAACAAATTTTTAAAAAAACATTGTAATAATATATACGAAGAAATTAATTTATCAGAATATAAATATAAAAAAGTTGCTATTGATATTAGTTTATATTTATGTAAATATAAAATAATAGCTGGACCAAATTGGTTATCTAGTTTCATAAATTTAATTTCATGTTTAAGAAGAAACGAAATACACTGTATTTTTATATATGATAATGGTTGTCCTCCTGAAAAGGAAGAAGAAAAAAAGAAAAGACAACAAACACAAGAAAATTTAGATCATAAAATTTATATTTTAGAAGAAGCATTATCAAAATATTATAATACAGGTGAAATAGAACCTGTATTGTCAGAATTATATAATAAAAACATTAATAAAGAAAATAATAAAAGATTATTAGTAAAAAATAAGTTTGATATAAATATAGTTGAAAGTAAGATTGAAAAAATAAAAAGTCAAAGATTAAATTTAAATTCTCAAGATTATGAAATAACAAAAGAATTATTTAATATATTAAATGTGCCATGGATGGTTGCCTCATTGGAAGCTGAAACAACATGTGTAGATTTATGTAAGAGAGGTATTGTAGATGCTGTATTGTCAGAAGATAGTGATGTAATAGCATATGGTTGTCCCTTATTTTTATGTAAAATAAATACAATGAAAGATACATGTATAGAAATAAAATATGAAGAGGTTTTAGAAAGTTTAGAATTATCTTCTGAATCTATGTTAGATTTTTGTATAATGTGTGGTACAGATTACAATAAAAATATTCCGAAAATAGGTCCTGAAAATGCATATAAATACATCTTAAAATATAATAATATAGAAAATATACAACTTAATACAAATTTAGACATAACAATACTTAATCATAAAAGAACACGTGATATATTCTTGAATTATGAAAAAAAGGATATTGACAAAATTAATTATTGTGGAAAACCAGATTTTAATATGTTAGAAAAATTTGTATTTAAACATAATCTCAGAATTAATCTTGAATTTTTAGTAGGTTCATTTCAAAATAATATCGAATTTGAATAGTTATTTAATTTTATATTCTGTATTTTCCAAATAATTCGAATCATTTTTAAAATTTAAATTTTCACCATCTAATGAAAAATCTGATGGTGTTAAAATACTCCAATCTGTATCATATTTTAAAATACCTGTGATTGTATAAATGTAACCTACTAATGCACTACACCAAAATCTATCTGTTTTTCTAGGTTCAGAATCTATTTTAAATAATGCTTCAATCCAATCTTTCGGAACTATATCATATGGTTTACAATAAACTTTATTATGTATAAATTTCAAAATTTTATCATTAAAAGTATTTTCAGAACAACAAATTTTACGTACATATACATCTCTATTTTCTAAATTTAAAACTTCATGTAAAGGTGTTATCTGAACACCTAATTTTACTTTATTATCTTGAGGATCTTTTTTACCATTATATGTCGATTCCCACAAATATAAACCCTTTAATGAAATATCAATAAATGTTGGATCTTTAAGTACCATTCCAACATGAGTATAATTAGAATGTGTACCCCATTTAATCAAACTTGTAAAATATCCAAACCAATTTTCTGAATGATTATTAAATAATAATAAATCTCCTGTTTTTAAATTATCCATTTATTTACTACAAAGAGATTTATTATTTAAACTATTATATTTATGTATAATAAATAATGTCTTATAAAATAGCAGATGATTTATATGATACAGAAAATGAACTTTTATCAACTTGTTCTAAATATGTTGATGTACAAGAAAAATATGACTTTTACAAACAACCTGAAAATTATCAACAAAATACAAATCAAATAAAAAAAAATACTAATTTACAAAATCCTAGAGTATGGGGACCTGGGTTATGGTTAACATTACATGTTGGTTCATTAAATTATCCTTTAAAAGCAAGTCAAATAGTTGTTGAACGAATGAAAAATTTTATATTAGGTTTGCCTTATATATTACCCTGTAATACATGTTCTGAACATTCTAATACATATATACTTTCTCGTGAATGTAATTTAGAAACAATATGCAGTGGAAGAAATACTTTATTTAAATTTTTTGTAGATTTACATAATTATGTAAATAAGAAACTAAATAAACCTATTATAACTTTAGAAGAAGCTTATCATATATATACATAATTTAAATTTATAAAACAATACTTGTTGTTTTATAAATTTAAATAATTGAAAACCTAATCATTTACATGAATATATTGTTTATAAATTTAAAGAACTGGGAAACCTAAGGCTCCACCACTTACACGAATAATATTGTTATTAACAGCAGTTACAACAAATTCAAATTGTTGGACAAAATCGACACCTGCTTCTTGGGTACCGGTTCCAGCAGCACCAGTTAAAGCTCCTTGAGAAGCTTCAGGAACCATTGATACGTTAGTAAGTTTGCCATAGTTAGTAGAGCCCATAGGGTCAAGGCATACAAAATCGAGAGAATACGAATACATGTGATATCCAGTATCAAAAGGAATAACTGGTGCATGATAGTAGGGATTTACAAGAGAGAAGTAATCAGATCCCATTTGAGCAAGACGGTTGGTATTCTCATAAATGAGAGAAGTTTGGGAAATAGGATCAACTGCTCCAGAAGGAGTAAAATCAACTGTTCCAGTACCGCCACCTCCTGCAGTAAAAACAGGGGATGCACTAGTGTAATTAGACCATTCAGATTTCCAAGTGGTATTACGTACAGCAAATAATAATACTTTAATAGCATGAGAAAATCGAACATCGTAACTAGGAGTTGGATTAGTTAGAGGAGAAAAAGTCTGACGAGGAGCAGTTTGAACTTGTTCAATTAAAATATCACGAGGAGCACAAGCCATACGTTTTCTTTCATTGTTAGAAACAATAGCATAGTTAGCCCATACATTAGTAGTTCCTAGTACAGGGGCAGATTGTAAATGTTGTCCCACTAACAACTCAAATCGACTGTCTGTACCTGCTACAGGAGCAGCATCCAGATGTCCTATAAGAAGTTCATTCCAATCACGGAATGAAAAGTTAATTCTCATTTCATTATACGGAAGGGCGGCAGTGGGTAATGCAACACCTGAATCACGACTGTAGAATAATGGTAGAGGAAGATTCAATGTAGCAGCGGGAAGAGTAGCGGCAGGAGTGGTAAGAGCTGGAACATTTCCGATCATATTGTTATAACCATTTCTTTTACCGGCAGGAACAGTAAAAGCAGCCCAGAAATCTAGATGGTAGTTATCAAAACGAGCAGCAACTAAATCATTAAATGTAATACAGCATTCTTTTACAAGATTATGCATTAAATTGCGAGTCCAACGAGCAAGTCTTGCTGGACCCCCGGCAACAGGAGGATTTCCAATAAGCTGCTGAACTAAAACAATTTCTGGAATATTTACACGAAGCCAAGTGTGAAGTAAATAATCTCCAGCACGAGATATAGATACAGACCATTCCTGTCCAAAAGCGGGACTGCCAGCAGCACGAGAAAGAACAACAGGTACTTGAGTGAACCAAGTAGCTTTTTGAGTTTGTCTTACGAAATATGCAGTAGCTTTTTTACCGCCATAAAGATATTTTTCGATTTCATCGAAAGTAGCCAAATCAATAAAACCGGATGTAACATTAGAAGTACAAAGAGATGCCATTATTTATTAATACAAATA